ATAAAAGTTCTGAAAACTTAGGATTTCAATGGCGCAGGACACCCTTCTTGGGTTTCCCGTGCACACCCTTCCTTACCGTTGCGGAAAATCTGCTACTTTATTGACAGACTCAACACCGAGGCTTTCTTGAAAGCCTCGGTGTTTTCTTAGGGGTTACAGGTACTTCACCAACTCTTCCATGGGCTTGCGCAGTCCGTGGAACTTGGCGGGATGGGTGCCCTCCGCGGGATACCCCAGAGGCAGCATGGCGATCATCTCCAGACCCTCCATCTCCGGGAAGGTCTTGACCAGATCCACCGGCCGGAACATACCCACATAGGTAGTGCCAAGGCCCAGATCTGCCGCCTGCAGCATCATCTGGGTCACAGCGATGGAGGCGTCGATCTCGCCGTGGTCCTTGCCGTCATGTTCCCGGTGCCAGGACTCCTTGGGGTCATACCCTACGCCAATGACCACAGGGGCGTGGAAGTGGCAGTCCATGCAGGCGTCTGCCTTTTCCAGAGCCTCGGGGCTCCGGAACACGAAGATCCGCTGGGGCTGCTTGTTATGGGCAGTGGGGGCGTTGCGGCCTGCCTCCAGAATCATATCCAGCTTCTCCTGCTCCACAGGGCGGGTATCAAATTTCCGGAGAGAGTACCTCTCTGCGGACAGCTTTTCAAAATCCATTGGGATTCCTCCTCATTTGTTTGATCGTGCTGATTGTCAGCGTGTCGAAAAAGTCTTTTCGCCCCGCTGAGCAAGTTTTCAGAACTTTATAAAAGTTCTGAAAACTTAGGATTTCAATGGCGCAGGACACCCTTCTTGGGTTTCCCGCACACACTCTTCCTTTCCGTCGCGGAGAATTTACCACTTTATCGACAGTATTTGATTGTATCACAGTGCTTTTTTCTCCGCAATCCCTTATTTGTAATCTTTTACCCCCGGTTCCAAAGGCCGTTCTGCTTCAGCATAGCCTCGCACTGCTCCCGGCGGCGGGTATCGTAAAACTCGATATACTTCAGGGCGTAAATATCCGTCACGATATACCGCTCCCGCCCCGGCTGGTAAATCGTGATGAAGTCATTGCCCACATCATAGAGGATGCCCTCCCATGACACGGTGCCCTGTGTGCCCACCAAAAAGGTAGCCACCACATAGCTGCCTTCGTTCCGGGATAGCATCCCTTTAATGGAACCTTTATGAGCCTCCTCCACGCTGAGGGGATTCTGGATCATCTCCTCCGGCAGATCCGTCCGCATTCCCGGCAGATTGCCCATAGGAACCATCTGCCCGCCGGGCATGGTGACGTACTCCGATCCCTCCGGTGACTGCCAGGAGCGCGCATCACCGGCGCTCCTCGTCTCCGTTTGTCCGCCGCCATTGATCTCCGCCTGCCAGTCGCTCCCGCCGGACGGGGCCGGCGCTGTCGGGTAAGTATTGAAACGCTGCATAGAAAACACCTCTCAAGTCTTGTAATAGGCATCTGTGGGATTATAGAAGCAGTGATCCCCGATGCGGGTCTGCCAGTAACCCACCTCGGAGGGAAATCTGCTCCGGCACTGAGGGCCGAAGGGATTGTAAAACCACAGGGACTCCGCCACATCGGGAATGCGGTTCCCCGCGATGGCCCAGTCGGCAATGTCGAAGTGGATCTGCTCCGGCCACATATTGAAAATATTCTGGGGGTTGTAGGCGCCCCGTTCCATTTCGGAGGCGCACACAAACTGGTAGGGCTGGAAAATGATGTTGCGGATGCTGCCCCGGCCCACCCGGGCGTATTCCCCGCCCCGGGCGTGGACCCGGTTCATCACCACGCCGGCCACCGCCTTCATTCCCGTATCCCCTTCCCCGCCCGCCTCGCATTGGATCAGCCGCGCCAGCAGCTCCCGGTCGGAATAAGCCATCGTTCATCATCCCCTGTTGCGTTCGGTCCGCGATTCTGTTTCGCTGGCCCATTCTATGCGGGCTGTGGGCGGCAGGTGCTTCCCCTCGTCAGCAATAAAGAAAAACCGGAACGGCAAAAGCCGTTCCGGTTCCTATGCGGTCACAAATGGGTGCTTACTTCTGCGCCATGGCCGCTTCCAGTCCGCGGGCAAACTGGTCGGGGCAGGAGGTGCCTCTGCCGCCGCAGTTGATGCCCTTCAGACGGGTAATGGCCTCCTCTGCCTTCATGCCCTTCACCAGCGCGGAAATACCCTGGAGGTTGCCGTTGCAGCCGCCCACCACCTGGAGATCACGGATCACGCCCTGATCGTCCACCTCTACCGTCATGGCCCGGGAGCAGACGCCCCGGGGCTGGAATGTATATGTCATATTGTGTTTCCTTCTTTCCTTATTCGTTTGGAAAACAGAATAACACAATTTTTTCTCTCTGCCAAGCCCGGTTTCTGATTTTTCTGCAAATATCGGAACCGGAGACGTCAATCCTGCCAGGCTTTTCCGTTTTTCTGCTCCAGGGTCAGCCGGTCCGCGATCATGGCGATGAACTCCGAATTGGTGGGCTTGCCCTTGGAAACACCTACATTAAAATATAACTAACCCCCCGGCATTTGCCGAGGGGGTTAAGTTTAGCTTTCCAATTTCCGCATGACGCTATTGTAAACCCGCGCATTTACTACTTTCAAGCTGTCCATCAGCTCGTCCATGACCTCCCACGCACGGGCTGGGTCAACGTTAGCCACCGCCCGGAGGAATTCGCTGTCAGGCGCGGGAGCTGCAGAATACGCCTCAACCATACGGCTTTCCCTCACCGGCTCTCGGTTCTGGTTTTGGATGGTATACAGCGTCGCCAGCTTTTCATAGTTTGACCAGCTGGACTCTTCTGTTTCTAACCGCTTGATCCATAGCGCCACTTCTCGCTCGTCAATCATTGGGGCCTACCCCCTTAGTCCTCCATCATGTCCATTGCACGGCGCAGGGCATCCTTGATACGGTCATCGTCGGTCTCGCGCATCATATCGTTGATCTGGTTGCGCAGATGCTCGGTGGCGTCTGTGCGGCTGTAATGACCTCGGACGTAATGTCTCCGGGCATAGGAGCTGCCACGGCCGTAGCCGCGCAGGTCATCGTCCAGATAGCGCCCGGAATAGCCGCGCTCGTCCATCGCCTCGATCTTGTCGATGTTTTTGATGGTATCCGTCAGCTTGTGGGCAATGTCCAGATCCCCGGCACCCAGCTCACCCTTGCGGATCAGCTCGTCAAGTTCCTTGCAGAGCATATCCCGCAGTTCATACATAGATTTCATTCCCATTGTGTTCTCCTTTCTCAGCAAACTCTGGTAATGATAAGGTTCGCGTTGCTCACGTCAATGGCCTCGCCACTAACGTTGCGGATGGACAGCGACGCGCAACAGCCCTTTGTAACGTCAACGTACTCGGATGCAGCCACGTTAAAAAATGCCCCTGCAACCGTGGGCGTCACCGTCGCAATGGAAGACGGGAGCGGCTCACCGTCAACCGCAATGGCAACGGAGATGGGGCCGGGGGTCCCGCCGGTGCTTACGGCAATATTGCCGATAAAGTCCACCTTATAGCGGACGCGGCACTGGGAACAGTTACCACGGAGGTTAAACAGGCCGGAGCCTGCGCGGTGCGTCACAAGACCCTTAGTGCAGGGGATCGGTGCTTCCGTAAAAAGCACGTTCTGGTTTGCCGCTACGGTCTGTGCGGCAATGGCAGTGTATTCAGGCATAGAAATCTCCTTTCATAAAATCAGCGGCAGGGCTACTGCCCCGCCGCTTTGTCATCAGTATCGGCATGGGGCCGATCATTTTCGTGAGGTCACGAAAAAGCTATGCTATGCAGTTGTCAGCAACCGCATCCGGCAAACTGGTTGCAGCAATAGGGGTTTTGCACCGTGTAGGCCGGAATAGGAGAGGGACGCAGCTGGGATACCAGATAGCTGTTCTGTGCTGCCTGAGATGCGGCCAGCTTCAAGCCCTGGTTCTCGCTCTGGAGATCCTGCAACTTGCTCTGGGTCAGGAAATCGAGGATCGCGCGGCTGTTGCTGTTGGCATTGTCGATAATGTCCCGGGTGGCGTTCTGCACCGTGTTCCGGGTATCGCAAGCCTGAGCGGCCATGTCATAGCGCACGCCCTCAATGCTGCGCTGGGTGTTGCAGCAGCACTCAGCGGCCTGCATCTGCATGGCAGTCAACTGCTGCATGAGAGCCGCCTGCTGGTTACTGCGGGAAAGCTCAGCCTGCCCAAAGCCGTTTGCCATCGCCATGTTGGTGCCGTTGATAAGCTGCGCCTGCTGGTAAAATCCGTCGCAAAGACCCTGATTTACACTGTCGATCTTGCGCTCGACATTGGCAAAATCAGAGGTCAGGACATAACCGTCCATCACGCCGTTGCCGCCGCCACCGAAACCGAAGCCGTTACCCCAGCCGCCGAACGCAGCGAAAATGAGGAACAGCACGATCCACCATGCGCCATCGCCGCCCCAGCCGAAGCCGTTACCGTTTCCGGTGTTGGCAGGAGCCACAGGCATAGTCAGCATGGTGCCGTCAGAGGAAAGAGACATAGTATCACTCCTTTTGAAAAAATATTTATATCAAACCGTGGCCACGATTTTGATTACTTGAAAAGCCCCTGAAATTGGTTTGCCATTGACTGTATCTTGTTCAACTGATCTTGTGAGATTTTGCCGCTTTGCAGCATCTTCTCCACTTCCGCTTTTGGGTCGCCTTTAAAACTTGCCTTGAACTGCTTGAACTGCTGTAAAAGCTGAGGAAAGCCGCTCATCGACCCCGGCATCTGTCCGCCACCTAACGCATTGAAAAACGGATTGTTACTCATCGTCCTCTTCCTCCTCTACCTTGCGCTTCTTCTTGCCCTTCAATTCGCCCACAAGCGCCGCTAGTGCGTCGAATTCTTTTCTGGTGACACAAACTCCACGCCCTTTTCCTGCGTGGCTGTACGGGGCGTTTCTGTGCGTTCTACGAGGTCATAAATCGTGAGGGACGGTTTACCGCTGGCATCCGCCTTCTTGAGGTACACCGTAGGCGCGGAGCTGTCCCACAAAGCCACGGCGGCATTGGGTGCAATCATCCAGTTCCGGGCCTCCTGTTCGCCGCTGACCCACTGCACACCGCTCTGCGCCACCGGATTCTGAGGGGGCTGTGGTGCCATCATTGGAGGCATCTGCTGTTGACGGAGTTGTGCCAGATTATCCGGCATGGGCTGTGCATAATAAGGGTTTTGCCATCCGTAAGGTGTGTAAGCCATTTTAGTCATCCTCCTTGACCCAGTAATACAAGATGTTCTCGTTGCTGCTGTCCCAGCTGTCCCAGATCATGCCGTCGCAGACGCAGACCACATGGCCGGACAGAGCCAGAATATAGGTGCCTTTTGGGTGATCCTCCGCAAATTGGCCCACCGTGTAGCAGTCTGGGCAGGTGTCCGGCACGATGTACCGCCGATATCCGATGCTGCGGAGATACCGCCCCCAACAGGCGTTTGCCGACGGCATATCCCCGTCCAGATACCCTTGGATACAGAGCCGCAAATAAATTTCGCCCCAATCCATCCCGGTAGCCTTGACGATTGCCCGCACGGTGCAGTCCCCTACATTTTTCCCGCAGGGGTTGGGGTTGAAATGGTTATACATACTCCCTCCGGTCATCGTATAAAAGCTCAATCATGCGCACACAGCGTTCCAGCTCCGCTGGATCGGTCTGCGCTATGATCTCTCGCGCCAACTCCGCCGGATACCCGCAGGCCAAAAGCCGCTCGTACATTGTGTGCGCCTCCTTTACACGTATATGATACAAAAAATCCGGACAGCCAAACTGCCCGGAAACTGCCTGTATTCTGCCCTCAAACTGCCATAAAAATATTTTGAGAAATTCGGTTTAACCTATTGACAATAGGTTAAACCTATTGTATATTATAGGTACAGTAAAGGAAAGGGGTACGCGAAAATGTGGAAGGAAGGTAGCATCAAGGTCAACGGCGAGAGTTTTCACTACTGGATGAAGCAATACGATGAAGGTTCTAAATGGGGAATTGATGGAGGTCGCATTTCCAAGCTGATGCTCAAGCGGAACGGCGAAATTGTTTGCAACTATGACAGAGGTTGGGACATAGAACCCGCCGACGAGAACACCCGTATTGCCACGGAGCATCTGATCCGCAGCGACAAAGGAGAATGAAAATGAAAACCATCTACATCAAGATTTCCGGCTATGATACTTTTTACAAGGCCGTTTTTTCCGTGCGTAAATCCAACAAGGGAAACCGCATCGCCCATCTGGAAGAAAAAATCGAGATTTCCAAAGCCGCATATTACAAGATCCCTGCCGAAAATCGCGCGATTTTTAGCGGTGACATTAACCGGGACATCCACGAAATCGGGAACACTGCGCTGCTGGATCTGATCGAAGCACAGGAGGGGGCCTGAATGCCGGATAGCGAAGCGAAACGCCAGTGGATGTCGCAAAACACCACCTTCATCGGGCTAAAGCTCAACAACAACACCGATGCCGACATCCTCGCCGCGCTGGAAGGCAAGGCCCGCCAGACGGAGATCAAGCGGCTCATCAGAAAAGGTCTGGAGGTGGAGCGGAATGACGCGTGAGCGAACAAAGCGGATGCCTGACGGGAAGATCTATCACTATATCATGTCAGATGCCGCCGTTGAGAAAGAGGACCAGGCGAAAAAGCGGTGGCGTGCTGAGAACTATACCAGACTAACGGCTGACATCCCTAAAGAAATGATGCAGCAGATCTCCGATGCCGCCGCCAGCAGAAGAATTTCTAAGCGTCAATTCATTATCGAAGCGCTCGAAAATGAGCTGGAAAGATAGAGGAAAGCCGTGTCCGAATCCGACACGGCGTTCCCCACCCC